GCCAGCATGTTGACTTCAGCCTTAGTGCTCATGTACTTCACGTTCGAAACAATGCCGAAGCGCGAGAAGTTCGCCGCGTTCTGGATGTTCGTACCTTGATAGAGACCCGTTTCGTCGCCAGAGCCGTTAGTGTTGCCAGTGCCAATGAAGGCAAAGCGTTTATGCGGAGTGATACGGCGCCAGTCCGGAGTTGCCTCTTTGATGATCAGCGGTTCTCCTTCAAGAACTGGCTGGTACACACCCAGAATCTGCGGGAACGCGAAGTCATATTCATCAGCTAGGTACACCCAGCCATTTTTCATCGCCAGCGCCAGCAAACCCGGCTCGAAGTAGGTGGAGCCATCGCGAGCGAGGATCTGGCCTGTAACGTGTGCTTCTTCCATAGACGCCGTATGCTGGGCGCGGATCAGTGGTCGATTCAGCAGGGCGCATAGCTGCGTAGGAAGAGAAGATTTACCGGTTCCTGCATGACCCCAGAGATAGCCTGGGATTCCGATTTCCAGCATCATGAAGATGTCTTTAATCAGGTCAAAGTCGCCATACACATAGTTCTTCTTCGCTTCAGGCACGAACTCCGGATAGGGTGTGTTGACGTTAACCGTCACCTGTAGTGGTTTTCCGCGTGGCGTTCCCAGCTCTTTGATCGTTACGCCAAGCAGCTCGTGCGCGGCCACCAGTTCGGTCTTGTATTCGACCGTTCCTGCGTAGCCCGGATGTGCGCTAATCTCCGCTACTTTTCCTTCTCCTGAATGTCTTTCGGCACGCTTCTCATTGAGTTTGACCAGTGCCGTGCGAGAGATCGTTGGTTCATCTGGAAACGCAGAGGTGTACATTTTCACCACTTCGTCCACGTCCAGACCCTTCGCGGACTCAGGAATGTTCTCGCAACGGCCCATAGAGATATGGGATTTCAGGTAATGAAAAGATTTGCCACACCACTTGCAGACGATGGCTTCCGGCAAATGTTCTTCTTGCTGTAGTGCAGTAGCGGTCATGTGTTTTTCCTTACTGTTTGTCGTTCGTGGGGTATATCTTATATAAATATATTAGACTGTATAGTAAGTAATTACTTATTTTTAAGGGTGAAGTTCTTACCCAAGAATGATACGAGATAGCTCAGTGACGACTGACGGCCCTAACTCTTCTACGCTGTTAACCAGTGCGTAATTTTTGTAGTAGCGTCGTGGTGCGTCAGTCAGAACACCGATAGCCATCAAATCGATGTCACTTAACGTCTCAATTTCTTTGGTGACGGTTCGCAAATGCTCATGGAACCCATCGCCTGCAGCACATGGTGCCCCGTCGCTCATAACCAGCATGATTTTTTTGTCCTCCATTCGCCCTGCAAACAGAGTGGCCAGCTGCGCGACGCTCTCACCATCGACGTTATTGAGCAGGGGGAACGTCTCACATACGCAGCCCATGCGGGCGCGGATCTCTGGTGAGTTAGCTTTCTCATTCCAGTTTTTGATAATGGGCAGCATGAGCGCCTCGAAACGTGTAAACCCGCGCTTCGACATGGTTTCATAATCTGGGCTACCAAACGTTGTAAAGCCGGTGATGATGTTAGGCACATTGATACGATCCAGAGCATCCGCAATGGTGTAGGCGCTGGCGAGTGCCAGTTGAATCTTCCTGCCGCCCATTGAGCCGGACAAGTCGATCACCTGCTGGACGCACGCGTTCACCGCTCTGTGGTCTTCTTTCTTGCGGAACACGCGGTCGTCGTTCATTGCCAGACGATACAGGTTCGCGCCATGTATCCGCCCACGTCTCTGACCCGGTATGAACTGAACTCGGTTGCGGCTGGCGATAGCTCGCTCCAGGTCTTTGGCCAGAGTCGAAGAAACGCCGGCAGACAGATGTTTTTCGATTTTCAGTTCAAAGAGTTTTCTGCCTTCCGGAACCATGCGGTAGCGATCGACAGGTGAGTGCATTGGGATTGCGCCGAATGTCTTTCTGGTGCGTTTTACATGCTCTTCAGCCTCATCAATCAACCCGATAAAGTCGTATGAACGATCGTATGGGCGATACTCAGAAAGTGAGGCGCTCATAAGCTCTTTGCTGATGGTGGCCGACAGTGCGTCTTCGGTCATTTCGTCTGTTCCTTCTTCCATCTCGTCGAGCGCCTTGAGTGCGTCCTCCAGAGTCATTTCATCCGGCGCAGGAACAAAGCCTGACTCACTGTCTTCAGGCGCTTCCGCGGCATCCTCATTTTCCTTGCCTTCGCCGTCAGTGTGATCGGCGACGTCCTCTTCGCCTTCGTCTTCTCCTTCGGACTCCTCACGACCGGCATCGGAGTCTTCGCCGTTATCACTATCCCCATCGCCAGCGGCGCCAGAGCCATAACCATCGGAGTCATCGGCGTCTTCGCGAATGCCATCACCAGGCGTTGGAGCGCCAGTGCCATCACTACCACCTTCGTCGTCAGAATCACCTGATTCCATGCCGGCATCATCGGATTCTGGGGTGTCTCCTGACTCATCTTCGCCTGCTTCTGTATATTTACTTTCTGTATCACTAATTTCTTTATCATGTATAGGTAAGTCCTTATCTAATGAATCAGGCAAATCAGAATCCCCAGAATCTTCCTCTTCTGAGGCATCATCTTCTTGCTCTTCCTTGTCGTCGTCTTCGCCTTTGGTTCGCTTTGGTGCAGATTCACTATGAGACGGATCGTCGCCTGACTCTGGTGTTTCCTCGGACTCGTCTTTGCTCTTAGACGGCTTTTTGGCAGATGATTTAAGCTCAGGTAATTTGCCCTCTGGCTTGTCTTTCATATCCTGCATGATTTGGGCGATAGCAGCTGCGACCTTTACGCAGTCCTCTGTGTTCGACATATTGCGAACGGCCACGTCGATACCATGCTCTTTGAGCAAGGCTACAGGCTTATCGATGAGGTGCCAGTGTTCTTCCATAAAGTCGATGAAAGGGCTTTGGCCATCCCAGGCGCGGACGACCGGGCAAAGGAAGAATTTCAGGAACAATTCACGCTGGTTGCCGTGGCAGATTGAAACCGCCTCTGACACTTTGCCCTTGAAGTATTTGTCGATCACCAGGTTCTGTGTGGCTAGCAAATTACGACGGGTTCCGTTGAATACCTGTCCCATTCTGCGTTCAATAAAAACGTCTTCCAGCGCGTTCCAAAGCCCGGTAGACGGAGCCTTTCCTCTCTCGCGCATCTTCATCGCGACTTTCGGATCAGTAAAGAGGATATGGGCTACTTCATGGTCGAGAAAACCACGTACTGCGTTCATGAGGGTTGGTGATGCGTCGTCCGGTATAGATGGGATGTTTACCAGCACTGGTTCGCCGCGCCGGTTGTAGCGGACATACGCTTCATTGCCTCGTTCTGCAACAGGTATCTGTTTGCCTGAAAGCATCGCTACAACTCGTTTTACGCAGTCGCGGAAGTCCTGTACCTCTTTCAGCACAGCTCTGGTCATGGCTTTGGACATGAGAATTTCCTTGTTATTAAAACAATTTGTTTTCTAATGTGTGTAATTTTATGCTGTACGAACAGGTGGCCAAGCTGTTCGTACAGGTTTCAATAGGTAGGATTTGCAGTTAATGGGTTCTTACGGCAAGTGAGCCGCAGCCAGTATTGATGAGAGTGAAATGTTTGTTGCTGAGTTCGAAAGTGAAGACAGTCGTGTCGCTCATGTCTATCGGAAGTTCTTCAGTATTAAGTTCTGTAAGTATCGTTGCCACGCCATCCATCCCGAGCGCATATGCATGTCCAACCTCAAGGGCGTTCAAATTAGAAGTTATATTTTTCATCTCATATCATCCAACTCAACACGTTCGAAAGTTCGGAAATACTACTACCTATTGTATCAATACGGAATACATCTATATCAGATTTGTCTGACAAACCATGCAAGCTGATAATGACAATTTGCCGCTTAATAGATGTATAATGCGCATAGGTAAAGGGTTTTGATGCCTATCGAAAGAAATAGATAAGTCTTTACAACCCTCACCTTTAATGTAATATCAGTAAGCACTTACCAGAGACAAATTAAACACGCAAGGTTATTACATGGCTACCAACGAAACAGATAGCAAACAAGGTCGCTACGCGGCTTATATTGATTCCCTGATCACTATCTCACCGAAAAGTCAGGCTACTATTGCCAAGGAAGTAGGGTATAAAAACGCCAACAACCTGTCTCTCATCAAAAGCGGAAAGATCCCTCTCCCCGTTGATAAGGTAAGAGCGCTGGCCGTAGCTCTGGACGCTGACCCTGTTCGGCTAATGCTGATGGTCCTGGAAGAGCGTCACCCGGAGTTGCTTGAGTTCTTCCGCGAAGAAGGAACGGCTCCCCTTTCCGCAGACGAAAAAAGAGTATTAGAAGCGTTTCGCAACCGTTTCGGTGATCAACGCGGCGCATCAGATCAGGTTGTTGAAGCAATCAAGAAACTATGAGAAATTTACACGAATAAGCTCAGTTGCTAGACGATCTCCCTTAAATTTGTGGTCAATTTCGTCTAAATCTTGTTGCTCTACGATGGATGCGATGTACGCTGAGAATCTATCCAAGGCGTCTCGCATCTCATCCATATAGTCGTGCCGGTCGTACACGCGATCTATGCCTTCCAAACTGTGATTCATTATTTTACGAGCCACTTCTTGATTGATCCCCAGGGCTGGAAAATAACTACGAGCGGTACGTCTCAGGTCTCGTGGTGTGAAAGGTTCCAAATCCATCAGCTCTGGGCGCTCCAGAATTCTTCTCAACGCTTGTGCAATGGCCACCTTCGACATTGGTGTATCAACGCCCTTCTTCTTATTTGACGGAACAAGCCACTGGCTGCCCTTTCCGTATTCGAACAACTCTTCCACGCATTTGCGCATTAATGGACTTAGCGGCAGCGCGTGCTGTCTGGCCGATTTGTTTCGCGTACCTTGATTCCATACATCACGTTGAAGGTTGAACTCATCCTTTCTGGCCCGGAGCACTTCATCTGGACGCCTGGCAGCAACAAGACATAGCCTTGCCGCCCACTTTGTACCTTCACATACGTTGAAATAATCCCAGATATTCCAGAATACCCAGACTTCAGCGTCGGTCAGCTTACGTTCGCGCGGTACTGGCTTTGCGCCACCGGCAACTTTGTTGAGCGACATATCATTCAAAGGTGAAGTATCAATCAATCCCTGAAAGGCACACCAGCTCAGGAACTGTTTCATCAGGGAGAACACGCGTCTGCCCTGGACGATCTTGCCTTCCAGTATCAGTGGGTTCACCAGCTGGTTGACCAAGACCCTACTTATATCACTTACCTTTACTTCAGAGATATGCGGCATCACATGTATCAAAACACAATGAACGGCAATTTCAGGTCGACGTCTCGTTATCAGTAAGGATAAGCGGGTGAACAACATGAAGGCGGAAGAAAACGACATGTCTCCGTCGAAATTGGCGGTCGACACTGCCGACAAACCGGAAGCGCGTTCGAGGTACTCGATGGCTTCCCGAGAGGTATTTTCTGCTGCGCGTGCTTTATCAAAGGTGTTTTTCATCGTCCACTCACTGAGTGAAGCCCTTTTAACTGTATGCATGAACAGTATATTAGGCATAAGTTTTTGTATGATCAACCATAAAATAGCCTGTTTTGTACAATGATTCCATACTTAATAGGTATGGAATCATTTTTACCGGCTATGAAGGTTTTGAGGGCTGCAGGACGTGGGTTGCTACCAAATAAAAAAACCCCGGGGTGAGGGCAAAGGCTGCTTTGTTGAAGTTGCATGGATGATGGATACCCCTCTTGCTCTCCTCAAGAGGGTGAGGGCGCCTGAAAGAAATGACGCAAAAGGGAGGGTGATTATAAATTTCGGATTATTTCGCTAATAAAAAACAAAATCCCTAACAACAAGATTTCCATTAAAATAATTGCCACACCTAAAACAATAATTCTTCCCGCAGTTAGGCGGATATGTTGAAATCGCTTTTGGAACACCATATCCTCGCTTAGGAGAAAAAAATTCCCACCAGATAATATACTCAATGGTATTGCAAGTGCATATTAAGGTGAGAGTTATAAATATGAGCCTATTATATTGCTTCGCGCTCTCTATTCTTAGCTAATAGTGTATTATGTGAAATCTATTGAGGGCGTGGCTTTCTGCATTAGTTCCTAACATTGATCTTCACATAAATTTGTCAGTCTTGCTATCAATGCCGTGATTAAGAAAAGCGAGGGTTAGGCTCAAAGTAGGATAATTCATAAATATTAAAGGAGGGCATAATAGCCCTCCTTTATCTATTATCTATATGGATTATTGGTTAGATACGGTTACGGTTACAGCATCAGTGTATTTACCTGCTGCAAGTTTACCGCCTTTGGAACCAATTGAGCGAACAAAGAAATCCTGGCTGCCCGTAGCCAAGACGACGTCATCCCCCACAAGGTTCTCACCGTTTACCTTAGGAGAGATATCAAAATCTCTAGAATCCTTGCCAATCACTTTTGTAGTGAATTGGTGGTTATTTCCATCCTGAGAAGTAAATGTTAAGTACATGGGATCACCCGCGGCATCTGTAAAGTTAACAGATGTGCTAGTGGTTCCTGTTTTATAGCCGCCAAGAGTAAGCGTACCAACAAGTAATTCTGTATCGATGTTTCCATTGTCCATAATTGTAATTGGAGCGCCTTCCTTATATGTAAGAGTGATGCGGGCTGGTTCAACAAGAGTTGCCGTTGCAGTGGTGCTTGCAGTTAAATCTGCCGCATTAGCAGTTGCAATAGTTCCAAATAATGCAATGGCGATAACGGAACTGATTTTTTTCATATATTACCTCTATCGAATAATCCAATCCACGAACAAATTCGTAGAGAGGGCTTGTGTCCTGTTTGAAATAAACATCCGTTTCAGTTATTTAAGATGCAGGTTGTGGATAACCTATAAGCACCAGAAATATCCGTTTTTTCTGGTAGAACTACATTAGATGAACATGATTGATTTTTATCTCTCCCCCACTTAACAAGTATTTTTGATTTTTTAGGTAGTCCAGTCAAATAGACACCGCTATTATCTCCGACAATGCCAGAGCTGGATGATTGCCCTTCAATGGTAACTATAGAACCAAATGGAACAGGTTTATTGTCAGAGCGTTTTAAATGTAAAAACAATCGTCCACCAATCCTTGCGTTAAATTTTGCTAATACTACAGCTCCCTTTGTCGGGATCACGCTAACAATATTATTTGTTATCTCTGCATCATTGGGTAAAGTAACTGGGTTAATTTCTACCTTATTCTCTCTGTAAGGGGTTAAGTAACCATAATTGGTGTACCCCCTAAAGTCTGTTTTCATGCCTGGCCAGTATCCCACTGAAGCACCGCTTATATCAGGGGCTTGTACTAATGCAATAGTATCTCCAGTTTTTTGGCCAGCCGTTATACCGTACTGAGTTATTACCATATTGCCATTTACACCTATACCAAGTTGGCTTTGGGTTTGATCGTAGCTGTAGTTACCACTGATCTCCCCATAAGTTCCTCGATAATTCAAATTCAGTGCATTGGAGGTATATTTTCTGCCCTTTTCATTAAAACGTTCGCGAACGTCCCAGTATAATTGGCGATCAAAGGCTTCACCGTACACACCTACCTCATGGGTAGTGTTACCATGAGAATCTGATGTCATTTGGTAATTTGAATTTATTGAGTTATTACCTAGCCAGCGACTGAGAGGAAAACTCAACCAGATATTAGATAATAGCTCACTAGTTTTTTCTCCATACTTATTGATATTCTGTGTCTTCGATAAATTTAAAGTCAATGACATACCATTCCTAAAAAAATGGTTATAGCCTACAGAAAAAGAAGTTGTGCTCCTACTGTCACGCCAATAGTTTTTTCTGTAGCCACTGAAATTAAGCGTCCCCGAACCAGGTATGCTTTGACTTAAATTGAATTGCACTTTGTTTTTGGGTTTAGCATAATCAAAACGGCAATCGTTTCTAGTATTAGGTTTACAATAAGTATTTAACGTGTCAGCGAGTTTGTTAAATCCTTCTGTGGCGTATTCCTCGCTAGCAATGTTTAACGATGTTCCACTCTGCAAGTACTTATTATATCGAACGCGCCAACGTTGGCCGCTTTCTTTTTTTTGTTTATTTTTCTGGCTGTCTGCTTGAGTAACATCTGTAGATATGGCACCAAAATCACCCAACATAGCACCGATACCCAGAGCTGCGGCATGATAATTTTGGGACCCTTGTAGTCCACCATATAACGTAAGATTCCTTGGCAAACCATATTTCATCCCAAGAGCGCCAACATACGATGTTTGTGTAAGATCATTAGCTGGACGATATTCTCCCCCCATCATTGAATATTCGAAATAGCCCTTCCGTAATGCCACTGCTGGTGTGTCATATGGAACTGTAAAAACTTGCTTTGTTCCATCACTTTCATGAATGATGACTTTCAGCTCACCACTCCCCCCACCCAGAGGAAGATTTGCTAACTCAAATGGTCCCGAGGGCACCAACTCATTACTTACAGTGTAGCCATCTCTTAAAACCTCTACCCTGGCTTGTGTACGTGCGATACCGCGAACAACTGGAGCAAAATTCCATTGGTAATAAGGAACCATCGATTCATCTGAAGCAATTTTTATCCCCTTAATCGGGATACTGTCAAAGATACTGCTATCAGAATAGGTTTCCCCCAATGTCAAACGGCTCTTAATTGTATTCAATCCTCGCTCGGCATAAATATACGAACGCTGCCATCCTTGTTGTTTCCACCATGAGGTTGAACTACGAAAGCGCCAAGCCCCTATGTTTAATCCCGGTTGCAACTGAGCATAATAAGAGTCCAGAGACTTGCCTCCTTCTCTGAATTTTCTTGTCTGCATGTTCGTATTATAATTCATGAACAGAGCAGGAATGCCGTCATCCCACAATTGCATTGGCATAATGCCATCAAATCTAGGTAAAAGTGCCTGTGGTGGCACAATTAACGATAATTTCTGCTGATTAAAATAAAACTGCACATCTGAATGTGGTATTGCTAATAAATCAACACATTGCTCTGTACCAGATTTTATTAAATCAGGATATTTATCTATATCAATGCCATACTTTGTCAATTGTAAGGATGATAGGCATGGCCAAAGAAGTTCTTTTCCATTATGTTTTTCTAGACGGAAGTCGATATTTCCAGAGTCTACCTTTCGACCATTTACAAAAACATTAACAAAATAATTACCTGGAAGTTGAAGTCCTTGATTAAAAAGAGATACATCTATACTCTCTCCACTATTCGTATCAAGCATAGTAGAGTCAAAAGTATATGCGCGTCCCCAACAAGGCAATGTTGCCAAAGTTAACCCTGCACACAGGAACAGCTTTGAATACCTCATTATTCCCGTCCCCTTTAAACATCATCATAAAGTCACATTTTTGGAATACAAACGATCCAACCCTCCCTGATCATTAATTATTCTCCACGAAACATTACGTGCTCCCGCTAGTCCTTTTGGCAAATCAAAAGCCCACGTCGATTTAGGTGGAATATAGTGAGAAGGAATACTTTTCCCTCCAAATGTTAATTCACCTATGTTCATGTAGAAAGGTGAGGGGTTTTCAGCAATTAGCTTCCCCCCATCAACTTTCCAGCTTAAGTTTTCAGCAAACTGTATAGGGGTTCCTTTTAATTCATTCGGTCGAACCAAAAGCTTAATGCAATTATTAATTGCGAATTGCACGAACACTCCCACATCTTTGTCTGGATTGAATTTTTGCTTATTTGTCGCATCATCAACCCATATATCTTCATCCTTTGGTGGAATCCCTTTTACGCATAACCACTTTAGGCTCTCTTTATCTCGCGGGAAAACACCTCCAGCCTGAGCTATACGCAAAGAATTTTGTTGCTTAGCATCCAATCGAAACAATGGCGGAGTGACCACGAAAGGATCCTCTGATTCTTTTTCTTTATTCTCGTCGTAGATCCTAGACTGAATGAGAACCGGATAATCTTGGGTGTTTTTCACCGAGACCATAACGCCAGCAGCATCTAACGGGTATATGATCCTACTCTCACCTATAGTCACGCCATACTCTTTGCTTGCGAATTTGATATCTGGTTGAGCAGAGTTCGCAGCAAAACTAAGCATGCCGAAAGTAATAATTCCTAACGTACTTAATCTATTTAAAATCATGAGCTTAACCTCCTTACGGAATGGTGACAACACCTTCCCACCCCCTCCCCATCATTTCATATCGACGATATGCGTAAAAAGGTGGGTAACAAATGAAGGGGATTTTTATATCCGTAGCACAGCCTCACTGAGAACAATTTTATTTAAAAATGCACACAAAGTTTAGCTTTTCGCGCACTCCACTTGCTTGTTGCGCAAATAGCTAATTTTGATATTGATGCGCGTGCACAAATAGCTAAGATTGGTGTTGCTGGGTATGCGCAAATAGCTAAGTCCCGGCGCCGGCCCACTATCTAGAATGCTATTATTTTGATTTGGGTTATATTCATGCTAAAACAGATGACTGTAAATTCAATTATTCAATATATAGAAGAGAATCTCGAGTCGAAATTCATTAACATTGACTGTTTGGTTTTGTATTCAGGATTCAGCAGAAGGTATTTGCAAATTTCCTTTAAGGAATATGTCGGAATGCCTATTGGAACATATATTAGAGTTAGAAGGGCTAGTAGAGCTGCTGCACTATTACGGCTTACCAGGCTGACAATAATAGAGATATCAGCAAAGCTTTTTTATGATTCGCAACAGACATTCACCAGAGAATTTAAGAAAATATTTGGTTATACCCCACGGCAGTATAGGATGATCCCTTTTTGGTCCTTTAAAGGTTTGTTGGGTAGAAGGGAAATTAACTGTGAATACCTTCAACCACGAATCTGTTACCTTAAAGAGAGAAATATAATTGGTCAATGCTTTAATTTTAGGGATTTAGTGTTCTACTCTGGGATAGATTCAAAATGTAGATTGGGTAAGTTATATGATTCGTTGAAGAAAAATACAGCTATAACAGTATCAAACAGAATCCCCTTTCATGATAAAACGAATGACATTATTGCAAGAACGGTTGTTTGGGATAGGAATAAGCATTTCAGCGATAGTGAAATAAAGGTAGATAAAGGCCTGTATGCTTATTTTTTCTTCAATGATACATATGATCAGTATGTTCATCACATGTACAACATATATTATAACTCTTTGCCTATTTATAATTTAAATAAGCGGGATGGTTACGATGTGGAGGTCATAAAAAGACGAAATGACAATACTATTGATTGTCATTATTTTCTCCCGATTTATTGTGATGACATGGAGTTTTACAATGAAATGCAGGTATATCACAATAATATTGTGAAGCCGGAAATGTCAGTAACATTAGGATTACCAAAGAGTTAATTATTTTGGATTTCACAGCGTTGAGGCCACTGAACCGATTTATGTTCGACCCAACATATTGATCAGTCACTACAGTTCTGTGGAATCACCTGTATGATTAAAAGAAAAAACAGTGACCTCAACGTTGTGCGCTGGCTAACCGAGCCAGCCGGGTTACGTCGCCGCTTTTAACCCAAGATTAAACGACATAAGTAATGGAAATGACGTAACAGGATGGACGGTCAGCTGGCTGAAACCGGGATGATGGAATGGAATGAGGAAACCAACCGCCCATCCTGTTACTTCATCGAATAGGGCATGGGTGGTGCAACATGCCCTATCCTGCGTTCTGCAATCACACTCGCTCAGTGTGTCCCATTTCGGTGACGAGGCTGGAAACTGACCTCGCTGGTGTTTGGCTTCTTAGGCTACTGCCAGGTACGTATCTTCGTTTGCAGTTATATTTAACGTTCAAACAGTCGCGTCCCAACGAAAACAAATGAATCTTATACATAATAGATAAGTAAGTAAATACTTATTTGTCTGTGACTCGTTCAGTTGCTATCTTTTTGATCAAACTCACCTTCTGTTCCGGCGTTCTCGTGATGATGGCGGTAAAACGCTTCGCTTGAATAGTGATAGTTTCGTTCTCCTTGAGTTCGCCGTAGTGAGTCTCCAGCAGAGAACCCAGGCGCCACAGACCGTCATCTATGCGTTTATGGCTGGCAAATCTGATCAGCAATAGCTTCACGATTAACTGACCAACGTAAAAGGCATATCCGAAGCCGGCCGCCACAAGGTAGGTTGCCAGCCACCAGTCGAAAGAGGTCAAATTGCTCATTTCTGCACTCCTGTCTCGTGAACAACCCGATACAGACGCTTACCGATGCGAAGCGTTTTGGTTTTCAGTTCCTGCCTGACCAGATCGCGACAGATACTGAAGCCGAGGGCCACGCCCCCAGCAAAAGATAATGTGATGTATGGAATCATTGGAACGCACCAGCCTCAGTCAATTGCTGCAACAGTGAGTGTCCTTTTTCAGTGAGTTGATAGTTCTCCAAGCATCCCTTTGGCGAAACGTTAGCGACAAGATTCATGCGTTCCAGTTTGGCGCGGGTCTTTGGCTTCCAGTTAGCGTAGAACTCCTTCCACTGGCTGATTTCACGCAGGGTTTCCTTCTCCCGTTTACTTAACATGATCATCCTTAATCTCCTTCAGTGTGTACGTGATATCTACAATGCGGTAAATGCGGCCGCGCCTCTGCATGACACCGGCTTTTACGTAATCGTTGATGCAGCTGGACATAACCAGACTGCCGATAACAATGCCGACAACCAAAAATACAATCATCCAGCCGAACATCAGTCTTTATCTCCAATACGATCTTCGGTATCACGCAGACATTTCGGCCACTTCAGACGAGGGTGACGTAAGCTACCGTCTGGCGTTTTCTCATGGCAGTGAACCTCGACGATGCGTCCACGATATTTCTCCTGATTGTTCCAGATCTCATCCAGGTACTTATGTTTGATACCGCTGGCACGAACGATGACGCCGTTCTCCAGACGAATCACTATCTTGCCTAGCGTATGCGCAAAGCCAGAGTCCGGGTCGCCTGGCTCGAAGTCGATGATTTCACCGTCTTCGGAATCCTCGTCTTTCAGCTTCCACCAGCTGCGGGTACGCTTGAACTCGTAAACAGAATCCGGATCTTTGCCCATCTCCCCCTCTTCATTCTCATCCAGGCGCTTCATGAAGCGTTCGATAAAGTCTTCATGGCTATGGATGATGTAGAACGGATGCAGGTGGATATCTTGCGCGTAATCTTCCCCGCAAGTGTTGCGGAACAATGACACCAGCATAGCCAGGCGCTCTTTCAGCTTCATACCGGTCTTCAGGTACTCTTTGCTTTTTGCCTGAGCACGCCACTCTGGTAAGAAGAAATCGAAGATGTGGTAAACGGCACCAATGGCTTTCACGTTCTTCTTGCGAAGCGCCGACACGGACTGGTTGAACGTACCTGCAGTACCCTCACCATCGAAGAAGATGTGCTTGAAACCGGAGAGCCGGCCACGCTCCAGCATGGCCGGTTTAAGGTGATCGAGTGACGTAATCGGATTGCCGGTGCGCGTCAGGAAGTTCACCTCTTCCTCATCCACGATGACTTCGCAGATAACCCGGAGACCATCGAGTTTGAGGCTGCCGATCATTGGCCACTTGGCCTTTGGGTTTGGTTTAAATGGGTATTTGTCGCCTTTCTCCTTGTACGGAGACGCCAGCTGTACCTCAAACTTCGGAATTGGGTTTTCGAACACCTTGTTGCATAGACTGATACCGACACCGGCTTTCGGATCTTTCAGTAGGAAGCGACGAAACACGTCCTGCCCGTCAGCGCACATTGAGGCAACTGTCAACGA